CTCTGCCTAGTATCAGGGGGGTGGTTAATCGCCACCCCCTTCATTTAAAAGGAAAATATCATGACAGATTGTAAGAAATGTAAGAAAAAGCACTCGGGCGCCTGCAAAAAGGTGGGGAAATATGCCTAAGCTTGCAAGATCAGCCTCTAAGAAGGCTAAGAAGACACGCGTTAAAGAAGAAATGAAAAAATTTAAATCTGGTGATTTACACAGCGGCTCTAAAAAAGGGCCAATTGTAACCAATCCAAAGCAAGCGATTGCGATTGCCCTTTCAGAGTCCGGACAATCTAAAAAAAAGAAAAGAAAATAATACCGTGACCTTTTTGCTTCATTTTCCTTTTTTACGGCCTCTGATATGTTGTCAGGGGTCGTTTACTTATTAGGCTATACCTATAAAAGGAGTGCGCATGCATAACGAAAACAGATGGCCATCTCTATTTTTAGCTATTGCAGTCTTATTTTTAATCAAGTCACTTTCAGAATGTGACTCGGGCTATTTAATTCTATTCTATATGATGCTAAGATCACTCCAAGATTGATTGATGTGACTATTAGTCACTGACATTGTAGGAGAGTAGTAATGCACAAGACGGTCGGCCAACAGGTCGTCGAACATCGTATGAAAGGTCTTCAACAAGAAGACGACATACGAGAATATTCTCGCGAATGGGGCAAAGATCTTATGCCTAAGATACAGATCTATGCTATGGAGTGCTCAAAGCACCCACCATTTGATACCCGTGACTTTTATGTAGTGGTCTCCATGAATTGGGATCGAATCTTATGGGTGGCCAAGCCGTGGTTCCATCCGCCCCGCGTATCATGCCCCACCCCCGTATATAAACAAACCGTTTGGAAGTATCACCGCAGTACCAGCGAATTAGAGTTCTTATGGGATATACCCTCTAAAGAGCGCTACTACGACATACTAAGGAACAAAGTTAAGTGGCTGACCTCAAATGATCCGGCAACACGCAATAAAGCCAAATGGGTCATCTTGATGGAATCGGGAGAGTTATTGGACTGGGTTAAGAAACAGAATGGCGAAAAACCAGATGCATTGATAACCAATAACCCGAAGGCGGAAACATGAGTGATGATCCAATAAAAATGCTTGAAGATCTAAGAAAAATTATTAAAAATGGATTTTTTACCCGACGTGAAAACATATTTAAACAATTAGGGATAATCTATGAATTATTATCCAAAGATGAAATTGATTGGGATTCGGTACAAACTCAATCCGAAGTATTGGATATGATTACTCATAGAGCATCTGATGATATAAAAATATTGAAGAATTTACACTCACTCAAATGGGATGAAGCAACGAAAACATATCGTTTCCCTCAAGGAGAATAATGGAAGAGAATCAAGTAATTGAAGCACAAGAGACTCAAGAAATCTCACAAGAACCGACTCAACAACGAACCGACTACGCTAAAAATAATCTTATTGCCTTGCGCAAAAAGCTGGAACAAGAAGAAGAAGCACGCAAGCAAGCAGAGCGCCGTGCAGAAGAAGCCGAGCGCCGTTATGAAGGCAGGACTCAACAAGTTGCACCGCCTAATGATGATGATGATTTTATTGCTGATCCCGATGATTATTTGCAGGCAAAGCAATTCATTCCCCACAGTAAGAAAATCAAATCTAAGCAAAAAGAACATGATGATGAGATAAAAAATTTAAAAGAGCGATTAGCTATCTTTGAAGCAAAAACAGAAATCGATCAAATCAAAGATTTTAACGAGGTCGTAAATACGGAAAATCTGAAGACGCTTGCACGATTATACCCTGAAGATTATGAAGTTATGAACACTCATAACGATCTTCGAAAAAAGGCCAAGAGTGCCTATAACATGATCAAGAGATATGGAATAATTGATTATCAAGTCGACCAAGCCGAGGAACGTATGGAAAAAAACAAAAAGAAACCAGGCAATGCCGGAACCGCTGCACCCCAACAACCACAAACACCATTATCACGCCTTGGTGATTATGAGCGGCGTGTATTAACAGAAAGTGATCGTGATAGAATTTTGCGTCGCGTTGAAGAAATGAAATCACGCGGCTAATTAAAAGCTTTTATACCCTGTTCCTTCATAACACCTCCTCCCACTATGTAAGTTTGCTACTTCTTACATAGTGGGTTTTTTCTTGTTGCATAACAAAAGAATTTCTCTCTAGTCTTCAAATAGAACGTATAGGCTTCGTTCAGCCAAACTCGGTGTGAGCAGCATCACCAACTGCAAGCGTATCGGCCTCGCTAGCCACTTTCGTTGTTATATCCATTTCGTTTTAGATTTAGGAGTGACTATGGTAAATAGTCCGAATAATCTACCACCAGAAGTGCTACAAACAGCCGATGACGTTTTATTGGCTGTCCGTACACCGCGCCTTATCCACAAACTAGGCTCAGTACAGAAACACTTACCTGCTAAAGGTGGTACAACTTTACGTATGTCCCGTTATGATAGATTGCCTACCGCACCAGTTCCATTATCCCCTACTGGAGATGAAATTGCGAGTACACCTCTTAACAGAGTTGATATCGATGCCACGGTTTCTATTTACGGATTATTCTCTGCAATAAACCAACGCGTATTCTTACAAAACCAAGATTTAGTACTCACAGAAGTTGCTGAATTGATGGGCTTGTCCATGCGTATGACCGAAGACAAATTGTCACGTGACGCATTAGCTGCATCTGCAACTAATTATACGTGCACGGGTGGCAGTAATGGCGATTCGCCAAGTAATCTGAGTCTTTCTGATATCGATGAAGTGACTACAGGCCTTCTTTCAAATGATGCCTGGATGATTCTTGATCGTCAAATCGGTGAAGATCGCTTCGGAACCGCGCCGGTACGCGAGGCTTTTATAGCAATGGGTCATACAGATCTTTCAAAAGATTTGAATAATATCCCTGATTTTACACCAAAATGGAACTATCCATCAGCTTCAACTGCAAAAATTGGTGCAGAATGGGGTGCTGTGCAAAACGTAAGATTCTTCCTGTCAAGTGTTGGGCTTGTAAGGCCAAACGCATCTGCTCTAGGAAATAGCGTCTACAGCGTATTCGTACAAGGTCTTGAAGCAGTAGCCACTGTGTATCAGGATAACTTCAGTGCTCGCATACTTTATCGTGGGCCTGAATTCTCTGATGCATTGTATCAAAACGTAACAATCGGCTACACCATGAGCGAAGTAACCAGAGTCATAAATGACCTTTGGATATCGCAAATGTTGTGCACATTAAATAACTAAGGGAGGTAACGATGAGCGTAGTCTTTTCCGGTACCAACCAAGGTACATTTACATCAACCGGTGGCAACACCATAATCCAATTGCGTTCAGGCGTTGATTATATCCACGTATATAATCTTACCCAATCCGCTTCTGGTACTGGTTCTAGCCAAGGTATTTATTATTACTGGCAACGTGGGATGGCTCAAGCCAGTGCAATTGAAGACACCAAAACAATTACTACATTAGCTACCGTAAGAACACAAATCACCACGGGTGGTTTTTCTCTGGTAGATAATACCGTAAATACTCCAGGTAATTCAGTTGCTTTAACAGCAATTTCAACCGCTACCCCACCAGTTGTGTCCACGGGTAACACCGCGGGTCTATCTAATGGTGATGTAGTTCGTCTTTACAATGTAACAGGCGCACAGCAATTGGGTGGTATTGATTTTACCATTGGTGCTATTAGTGCTAATACCTCATTTACCTTAGCGTATATGAGAGCTATTGCTGCTGGTACAACGGGTACTTTCAGACGTATTCCATACAATCCGTATTTCTATCCACAAACACGTGTGATATCGAAAATTGGCGCTTCCACATTCAATGGTAGCCCATCTGCGATTGTAACCATGACCGTGACAAGTCAATTCAGCGTTGGTGAAGAAGTTAGATTCATTATACCTACAGTTACCGCAACTGCTTTTGGTATGACTCAATTGAATCTAGTTGAAGCTCCTATCGTTGCAATTGGTCAAGCGGACGTTGATGGTGTGACAAATACCATAACCGTACCTATTGATGTCACCAGCTTTACTGCTTTTGCATGGCCATTAACAACCAATGGTGCATTTACACCGCCTCAAGTGGTGCCTGTTGGTGCAAGCATGAAAACTGCTCTCGCATCAGTACCGGTTGCCAACTATTTGGCTGACTCAGAAATCAACCAAGGATTTATCGGTATCTCATTACCAGGTGGTGCAAACTCACCCGGTGGTGCTGCTAGCGATGTGATCTATTGGGTGGCTGGTAAGTCATACAACGGTGTTTAATTCGTAATTGAACGCGCCCTGGATTAAACCCCGG